CCGGAGAACAGGAAGTTTTATGAGCAAGACAAATCATTCCCTATCCCGGACTGCTATGGAGTTATTAATCACAAGGTATATGGCGACATATTTAGTTTTGGGGAATTTCAAGTTAATGAGTCTTTTAATTCGTGGAACAAGGACTACGGAGCATTATTTCAGTCATTCGGAAATTCCGAACAACTCAATTTAATGGTAGTCACAACCGGATCGCATGAAGCGATTAAGAAGATATTATACAACGAGCTTTTGAGGAGAAAGAATGTCCGGCTTGAATTTTACACACTCGATAAACTCAGGGATCTTTGTTGGAGGATAGCAATCATAAAGAGGGATGAGGCAAGGAGGAAGGAGCTGAAGTAAATGAGCCCTGCCGAAATTGCAATCAAAAACATGTATCTTGTCTTGCAAGTTGCGGCCGCATTGTTCGTCTTCGGACTCGGACTAGACATCTTTGGCTATAGTCGATTCAAGATATACCTAAACATCTTCGCCATAGCCTCATTAGCTGTAATGGTCATCAGTTCATTGGTGGGATTCATGGGGGCAGCTGAATCGGTGAGTAAGGGACAGTGGCCGAAATGATTGCCGAACTCATTCGATTATCAGCGCTCTATGTACTTGTCCGGGTATTCGTGGCGGTAACTATGCCAAGTTCAAAACATATTGTTAAGTACCTCTTTTGGTCAGGAGTGGCATTGACTATAATCAGCTCCGTAGGCCCAGTAATAGCCCGCCTTACCGACGATATCCACAGTGTGGCAGTAACGTATAGCCAAGGAAAGGAAACGGTTAATAGCGTCCTTGGTGGGGCTGACTCAACGAAGTTATCTGTCGGCTATCAGGGAGCGATCGAGAAATTATTAGGCAATGCGAGGTTTGAATGGCCGATTAAGGGGAAGGTTACACAGGAATACAAGGGCGATGAGCATCACGGAATAGACGTTGCCGGCAAAGTGGGAGATAAAATTAAGACTTCCCGGCCCGGTAAGGTTAAGAGCGTAGGCAATGATGACCTATATGGGATGTTTGTCATTATCGATCATGGAAACGGATGGGAAAGTTTATATGGGCACTGTTCTAAAGTTGTTGTTAAAGAAGGAGATATGATGCTGGGTGGGGATAAGATAGCGGAAGTTGGCAATACGGGAAAATCATCCGGATCCCACTTGCATTTTGAAATTAGGCAAAACAATGGAACATGCATTGATCCTATTAAGTATCTAAAATAAGGAGGAAATACCATGCGATTAATCATCCTAAAAAAATCCTCAATCCGCAGAACTCTCGCCTTATCCGTTCTGATGATCTTAGTGGGCTTATCCCTTATAAACCCCTTCAAAGCTCAGGCAACAACCCCACAGGCATACCTCAAGCCCTCTACATTCATCTTCTATCTCTATCCAATGCCTAACGGAATGTTTTGGCTGGAATCAAATCCAAAGTTGGGTTATGCAACATTAAAAGAATGGAGTAGCGTGCTGCCAAAGGGTGAAATGATTGTGGCCGTTCCGGAGAATATGCAGTTAGCCAGTATGGGTGGGCTGGACAGAATCGGAAAGTATGTTCAAGGTAAATTAATGGGTAAATCATACAACGGAAGGTATGATAAGGATATTTTCAAGTATCGCCGGACAGTGACAGCAGAAGGGGTCACGGATGAGGTTGAAATTGAAATCGGAAAGCATTTTAAGGATAATGACAATCTTGAGAGGTTGATTGGCAATATCAGAAAGCACCTAACGACTGATGCAGAGGAGACACAGGACATAAAGAATATTGTGGTTGCGCCTGAACCGACTAAGGATACAAAAGAAAGCCAGGCTGCCAAGATGCAGATACTTGGAGGGGTATCACTATTGACGGGTCTATATATGTTCGGGAAGATCCTGATCCTCTGCTTGTAAAATAAAAACCTCTGTCGTTAATTCGGCGGAGGTTTTTGCATATTAATTTACAATTCGGGCACGATAGCTTCAGGAAGGAGAATTAATATGAATAAGCTAATATTTGTAGTCGTTTTGGTTTTACTAGCCAGCACTAATCCTGATAAAAGTAATTACATCGAATATACAAAGCAGCAAATCCTCGGCCATAATCCTTCTGGAATTGTCTCTATGTTCGCCGACCCACTGATTGACAGGACAACGACTGAGAAGGATTTATGCATCGCCACTATTTATACTACGTACTATGGCGAGAGGAAGGTAACTACTTTAGGAATGTTCAATCGGTTCATTCCTTTGAAATAGAGAATACCATCCGATTTGGATGGTATTTGTTTTACTAATATTTATTCTAATGCCCTGAATAGCTTTTGTCTAAGTTCGTGCTTGATCCTGCTTCTATTCATTATATCGCCGAAATTATCGACGCTAGGTGTTACGACAAGAACACCCTTGACCATACTGATAGCCTCAATGATACGAATTGCGCTATCTTCATTTATACTATCTTCGAGCGTTACTGTTAATCCCTTTAGTCTATCCGTCATCCCTCTTCACTCCCTACAATATTTATTTTACCGATGACCACCTCCGCCGCCACCTCCGCCACCTCCCCCTCCGCCTCCCCCTCCAACAATTCCTGAGACCGAATACTCCTTACCTATACCGATTGGCGAAAACGCTGATTTTAAAACAGGCGCAGAGCTCCTTTTTATCCAGAATAACTCTTCGTTATCATGTTTCGTTGGTGGATGTATCGTTGATGGCTTGTCTCTTAATTTTGTTATCATAACGTTTATCCTCCTACAATATTGATTTGACTGCTTGCTTAATCTCAAAGTCATTCACGTTGATAACATCACCGCGTCCCGAGCCATTTCTCGTAAGATCAAACTTTGTCATTACGTGCCGTTCCTCAAGTTGAAGAATAAACTTATTTTCATCCGTCACAAACTCATATTTGGCTCCGCAAATCGGGCATTCAAGAAATATCTCCTGCTCGCAATCGCTATCGTAATACTCAAGTGAGCCATCCGACTTAATATCGAATTTTTGATTGTGCTTTTCCTCCACTATTAATTGGAGTCTGTTGTCGTCCGCCGGATCATGCACACAGTTTTTACATTGGAATTTAAGCTCATTCATTTATTATTCCTCCCCTACTTTTTATTCGCAATGCCCTATTATTGGTTTCCAGTCTTTCGAGCCAATGTAGTAATTTCATGATTTGCCACCGAGTTTCTTTTTCAGGAAATCAATATACCCCTTGCGCATTACAGCGCGTTCCTCAATATATTTTCTAATTTGCTCCCTATCCATCTTTTTATCTTCATCAGTCATAGGGATTATTGGGCCATCATATTTAATAGTTCGGTCTGGTTCACCAAATGAAAGAATTGCACGTAGGGTGGAAATATCCGATGAATTAGAATAATGGCTGTCGGTATCTTTGAGTATTGAACATTTCTTGAATTGTCCATTAATCACTTGCCAATTTTCTTTCGTATTCAAGTTTGTTCCTCCTCAAAACTCCCAATACCCTCATTGATCTCCTCAAGCTTTAGTAGACAATAGAAACTCTTATGAACAATCATTTCAGGCAAATCATCATGCCATTGAATTATTAGGACTTCATCGCCTTCGCGTATAGGCATTGAGCATCCTGAGCAGTTAATCATTACCGTTCACCTCATTGACTTCACCACACTTTGAGCAAAAGAAGCAATCCTTCAGGAATGGACGTATTATATTTTCCCAACTACATCCTTTACACTTTGCAGTCATGAATAGGCCTTCCCTAATTAAGCAATCAAACAAATCTTTATTAGTCTCTAGTTTAGCCAAGTTTATTACCCCTCCTTTTTAATCATCTTTTTCCATGCTGATTCCTTAGCTATTTCATTTGCTTTTTTCTTGAATAATCCTTTAACGCATACAGATTCAACATCATTTATTGCCGCAATGCAGGTTGCCGCCTGTACCATACTCCATTGCCCGTCACAAGCTCTTGCATTGCACCAGTCTTTAAATTCTACATAAGTCATTTTTGAAAATGGATTACCCTCCCGCTTCGTTGTTATGGTCATTGCCTTATTCTCCCTTCTTCTCCCCGTACTTATTATAGATAGTTCCGCATTTGATACATTCAAGGTGCAGGTCGTCCCCATGAATATACGGAAATCTCGAAATGTGCTCTTCTCCCTTATATGTCCATGTCTCTAGCTCGATAATTAGGGGGGTAGCGTGCCTAAATATTTCGTTTCCGCATTCGCATTTATGCCTATAGCGAGTTACCTTATTTGGTGGTGGTTGCTTTCTTTTGAATAGGTCAAACATTTTTTCTCATCCTTCTTACACTTCCTCCAAATACCACTCGTTATAACATAACCACACGCCATACCGAATAGTTCCAACACTAATCCGACAACAATGGCTTGTGGAAAGCTTAGGATAGGAATGTTATTCACCCTCCTTCTCATCCTCTATCTAATCGGTTCAATCTCGGAAAATGTTGCTCCTCCTGTACCGTTAAATTCAACTGACATCTTGAATAATTCTTCATCTTCCGCAACCTCTGGAACACACTCGTTTACTATCGCCGTTAGGTCTACCATTATCCTAACCGTGTTGTAATCCTTTTGAGTCAAGAGATTACTCCCACACTTGGGGCAAGGCTTATTTAGCCATTTATCGTAATCCTCAAATAAGACGCTCATGTCATTGAAGTCGCATTCTTTGTTGTCGCACTTTATGCCACCGATGTGTATTCTTAGTTGATTCATCTTATCTCTCATCCTCCCTAATCTCTTCTCCGCCATTAAAAATAATATCTCTAAGTATCCCTCTCGCTTCCTCATCCTCAGATACGCCAAATTGGGCAGCCATGATGTTGATAAATTCTTCTTCGATTAAGTCTTTAGCTGATTGCTTATTCATCTTTACTTTCCTCCTTCGCCTTATTAGGATTAAGTTCACAACCAACGCACCAGACCGTCATTGGTGTCATTAGACCAACTTCACAATTTGGACACCATCCAACACTTTCACTTTCTTCAGCCATATCCTACTTCTTCCTCCTTCGCTTTTTAGTTAATTAATGAAATCCGGCTAAATACCTACGCGATAACGCTCCTCTTGGTATTCCTGTTTTAATGAGTAGAGAAACGGACTCTTGCCTAGAAACGTGATTATGCACCAAGTAATAGCAGTCAATGGATGTCATATGCTTTCTTTCTGCGCGTGTCTCATCGTCACAAACAGTCCATTCGTGCCTTACAGTATCGTAAAGTAATAAACGATCAATAGATCCTGTCCAAATTTTTTCTTTGATATTTAGATGTCTTACGTCAATAATCACTTCGCTTACCTCACCCCCTTCTTACGTGCTCCTTAATCCAACCCCACAATACCAAATTAGCTAATATGCCCTCAGTGGCGAAGTGATTGGGGTTATTCGCCAGCTTTAAAATTATAAATTGGCTTAATGATATCAACAACCTCCACAGTGTCACCAATATTATCTAGAATCTCATGCATAGGCTTGTAGGCTGTAGGAGCCTCATCCAAGGTATTTATGCCAACGGATGTTGTATATATGCCATCCATAGACTTTTCGAACTCATCTAGCTTAACCATACCCCTTGCCTTGGTTCTGCTCATCAACCTTCCT